TTAACTATGGAAATAGCGCAAAAAAAACCAGGGGCTTTCAAAATCCGCCCTGTAGATGCGGGCTTCCGAGCTTATGCCTTCGCCAAGGTAAGCGTTTCCCTCAATATCTATCAATAACATCCCGGCCAGCCCCGAAATAACGGCATAACGCCCGATATGGCGGTCATAAGCCATATTTTCGATATCCCGCGCTATACGTTCAAGGGTTCGCGATACAAATTCATCTTCCGCGCTCATTTGGGAGAAAATCTCCATGAATTCCGTTCCGATGGCTTCACGCAGGATTTCCAGTGCCAGAAAACATTTTATCCTCAAGGATTCTATATCGGCTTCCCATTCCCCGGTAAAATCATCCACCCATATGACGGGATTACGTGCCATATCCGTATCGTACCCGGCCGCGGATCCGAAAACCTCCGCCAGCCCGCGGACAGGCACATACCAACGTCCGTTTATTTTTTCAGGCGCCGCAAGCAAATCAGCTTCCTCAAATACTCCGCCTCTGTTCACAGACGCTACCGCTGACCCGTCAGGTATAAAAACCGTGATATTATTGCCTGTCAAAGCAATCCCTCCGCAGGCGCTTTCCGCATCGGCAACGCCAAAAACCGGCCCGGCGGCGCAGAGAGGCATTAAAGCGCGCCCATCGCGAATTTCGGGTATAAACAGCATAAATTCGCCGTTTGCCATAAATAACGCCTGGCCCTCCATTGCCTCAACCGTCCCCAAAGGGAACGAGTAGGCGTTAACGGCCGGTTCCCAATCCCAACCATAAACGCCGCTTTCATCAATAAACCCTATCTGTTTCATATCGTACACCGGGCCGCCGTAAACCGTAACGGGGATTAATAAAATGAACACGGTCACTAAAAATGATTTTAAGAATTTCATCATTTTACACTTCCTATTTTATCCTTATAATAATAAAATATGTTTTCCAAAAGAAAATAACCGCCTCTATTCTTTAGCCAGATAATAGGCGGTTATTTTCTACCAAATTAATTCAGGCTAACCGCTTACCGGCAGCGCCTTTTATGTTCTAATTATACTCAGCGAAAACGCTGCTGTCAAGATATTTCCGTACCGGCCCCGCAAAATGATTGACAATAAATCGCTCCTGTATTACAATACACGTGGGACTTGTCCCATAGGCGTTGCCAAAAGCATACTTTATGTATGCGACAGCGGTAGGCGGTTAGCCGCTCCCTGAAGGGGGGTGAGGCTATGTCTGCATATGATACAATAATCATTATATTTGTGGCTATGACATTCGTCGTAGTTCTAATTAAACTAATGATTTACATAGCAGATAAATTTTCCAAAAGAAAATAACCGCCAATCCTTTGCCTGATAGCGGTTATTTTCTTCCAATATCAGGCTAACCGCTTACCGGCAGCGCCTTTTATGTTCTAATTATACTCAGCAAAAACGCTGCTGTCAAGATATTTCCGTACCGGCCCCGTAAAGTGATTGACAATAAATCGTTCCTGTACTACAATACACGCGGGATTTGTCCCATAGGCGTTGCTAAAAGCATACTTTATCGTAGTTCTAATTAAACTAATAATTTACATAGCAGATATGTTTTCCAAAAGAAAATAACCGCCCATCTCTAGCCAGATAACGGTTATTTTCTACCAATTAATATCAGGCTAACCGCTTACCGGCAGCGCCTTTTTCTATTCCTATTATACCTGAGGAAAAACATCCTGTCAAGGTATTTAAGCGGATTGCTCCGCCTACGCGAGCCTCTCCTCCAGAATCCTCAGATAATCATACTCCGCAAGGATCTCGCCGCTCATTACGCGCTCCCAGTACGCCGGGTCGTATTGGAAGCCCAGACGGTGGCACTTTGTGACCAGCACGCCCGCGAAAATGGCGTTGCGCATGCGGTTCCACTCGGCCTCGTTGTTGACGTAGAACAAAGGGCAGCTCTTGCCCGTTACGCAGTAATGGCGGAATACCTGCGAAAACGGGTCTAAATTATGGCGGATGCAGATGTCCGCCGTTAAACCGATCAGAGCGCGGTATGTAACGGACGAAAACCGGCCGTCCGGCTTGGGATGGCATGTTTCGATGCCCAAAAGCCGGGAATTGTTCGTCCTCGCCATCTCGTTCCAGCTCGCGCCGAAGCTGCGCCCGGCATGAGCGGCGCGCTCGTTTTCCGGCACACAGCGCAGTATCTCGCCCTGCAAGCCCACGATGTAATGCGCGCTTACCCTGTTGCCCGCGCTTCCATTCTCAAAGTAGTTACGGTTTGCCATTGCGCTGGAACCGGCGTTGCCCACGAAATGGATCACAACGCCCTGCGGGTCAAGCCTGGCGCCGCCTCTGCCCCTCTCGGCTCCCGGCGTCAATAACGCGTCCTTAATATTAATCTCCATTTTTATCTCCCTTTTCCTCAATTTTATTCCTTACCAGATGTATGAATTTACTCAGGAACGGTACCTCTATGCCCAGCTCGCCAAGGTTTTCCAGTATCGAGATCCCCTCGGTGGACAGCAGGTAACACACCGACAGCATACCGAAGAATGCCGGTAATTCAACACCAAGCCCGATATGAACCGCAACTTCGGCCACCAGGTAATCAATGCCGAAGGCGACGCCTATCAAAACAAAGTAGCACAGCTTTTTAATGAACCCCCAGAAAGCGTCGCGGCTGTTGAGGCTGCGCTGTTTGCACGCGGCTATTATACCCGTTATATAATCGCCCGCCTCGAATGCTATGAGTAATAGAACAAGTGCTTGCCCAAGCCCTTCCGCGTAGTGCGCGGTCAACGCGCCAAGCGCCGAAGCCCCCGCCTTTATGCCGTTTTCGTAGTATTTCATAGCTCAATCCATCCCGAAACGGTTTCGGCGTACATGCTTGTATTATACTCAATGTATCCGTCCTGTTCAATAATGTTTTCCGTAAAAGCGGACAGCTTCTGCCCGTAATCGGTTATAAGCGGGTGATCCGCGTAAAAACGCGCCCCGGCCTTGCATCGCATCATCCTGAAACGCGGCGGCGGCGGGGTAAAACACGTAATCGAACCGGTGCTTCCATGTACCGTCCCGAAATAGAAAATTCGGTTGTTATATAACACGCCGCGCGTTGTGGCCACCGCACCCGGCGCGGGCATTATCCGCCCGAATTCCCATTTATCCGTATCCGCGCGGTAAATCATGCTCGTTCTGCTGGGCGCGGTGCCTGCCCCGTTAATAAAATATTTTCCGGGGGCTATGTTGAACGCCGCCCTTGCCGAGACCGTCATCAGCGCCCTACCCAGCCTGTTCCACGTATTTTCCGCCGGAGCGTACGTCAAAACCGTGTCTGCGGCCGTATCCGCGCCAATAAAGTAAATCAGCCCGTTATAGACAAAAGCCGTTTGCGACGCCCGCCCCATTATCACAGGCGACTCTGACGACATACTCCAGGAATCATTTTCAATGTCGTAAATACGTATATTCCGCTGCATAACCAAGCCGCCCATCACGTAAATACGCCCGTTTAAAAGGACACTTACGGTGTTGGACATATCCCAGCCGGACGGGGCATCGGCACCCGCGCTGTAGGTACCGCTTACCGTATCAAAAATTCTGATTGTACGCTGAGCGGCACTTTCGCCTCCGCCGAATATGTAGAATTTATCTTCGTCGCAAATTACGCTGCAATTTCCGCAATTCGTCGGCGTTGGCGGCCCGACGCTTAGTTCATGCGTTTCAAGGTCAAATATCAGTAAAATGTTTTGCGCGTTTAAAGTTCCGCAGCCGAAAATGTAAGCCTTTCCGTCATGCAGCCCCACTGCCGCCCCGTTCATCGGTATCGGCGCGTCCGGAAATATCCGCCAGCCGTGGTAAATTGAGGCCATGTTTGTTTGAAAGCTCTGAAACCCTGATTTTTCGGGCTCTGTGCCCTCCAAGGCCTCAGCCACGAATTGGCGCATAACGGTTTGCGTCACAAACTGCTCCGTGTCCAGAGATTTTTGCAAGGCCTCAAAGTTCTCCTTTATTTCCAAGCCTTCCAAATAAATCGTATTTATTTGCGCGACATGCTCATTTCCTTCAAGCACCTTGCCCTCAAGCAAATCAAGCTTTTCCTGAGCTTCGGATATCGCGCTTTCCACGGCTGCGTCAAGCCGCTTCAAGCCGTTTTCCGCCGCTTCAAGCATCACTTTCAGCTTTCCGCCGTCCGATTCGGTTGTCTCCAGAATTTCCTTCGCGTTTTGTATAACCGAATTTAATTCGGTGGTTATTTTTTCCATTTCCTCGGTTTCCAGCCCGAATGCCTCAAATACCTCCTCCAGCTCCGCAATACGCGCGTCAACTCCTTCAACCGCCGCGTCTACAGCCTTTGTGCCGTTTGCCGCCGCGGCAACCCTGTCGGCCAGCAATTTGCGCAATCCCTCGATTTCGTCGTAGTAAAAGCGCCTGCTGTCCGATGAAAACCGTGCCAGCGTCGGCGTTACGGCAAAGTTAAAGTAATTCGTCGCCAAATTTCCGTCCGGCTCGAACGCCATGTCCAGCTGGCCCGTCACTGTTCCGTACCGGGCAAATGCCTCCGGCGGCGGGACGCATACGATTCCATCATCCTTTATCTGGCAATCGCAAGCCGCTACGGCATTGTTTTTATAGCTGAACGCGGCCCTGACGGCGGAAAACCGCCCATAATCCAGTTCCCTGGAGCCGTCAAAAACCCTAAACCGAAAAACAACCGAATCCACATTTCCCTGATTAACCGAAATATTCGGTAACCGAATTTCTGAATCCCGCAGGTCCAATTCATATGTTCTTTCTATCAAATGTACCCCTCCTGTTTTAATATATTTCTCAATTTACCTCCACCCGCCCATTATCACGCCGTTTACGATAATAACCCTGTCACCGGCGGCGGGAACATAGGACTTTAGGAATTTGTAAGCTTTCTGTGAATTACCCGTCTCCCCGGCAAAGCGCAGAAACGGCTGTCCGGAAACGACGGAGGCCACAGTGGCATATTGCACATCGATCCCCGTATTCCTTTGTCCATTATTGAGCATTTTGCCATATTGCATATCCGATGTCACAGCCGGATCACTCTCCTCGCCTCATGCGTCATCATTCCGCCGTTCCGTAAATCCATTTCCCACGCTGTTTCCACAAATTTTGCCGGCGTATCAAGCACTTCAGGTATATTGAGGAACAACGTTCCGAAGCAGCCATGCCCGGGCATCACAGGCGTTTTAAAATGCAGCCTTGACCCTGCGATGCTTTTTTCAATGGCTGACCTCTTGGTGAATATGTCCAATGTTTCCTGGTCATTAATATTGTTCAATTGTTCATAATCTACAATATTTCGCCCCCTGCGTACAGTAGACAATGGGTTCTGCGGATTGCTGTTAATATAAGTGGATGATATCTCTTCCCTGTTAACATTCAGCGCCACACGCGTGAATATGTTAGCGCGTCCCGTAAATTCAGCGTTTTCTGTGAAGCTTGGGTACAGAACGCTGCCCGTCAAGCTCGAATAACTCAAATCCACCTTTCTCTCCGCCGGGTCAATATACGAAAAACTGCACAAAACCCCCGTTTCGTCGGCAAAAATAGGCGTATAGTTCATCTGCCTCAGGATTTCGTTTACGACATCACGTTTTTTCATACCCGTAGGATACTCCGCATCATCGGCAAATACTTTATTAGACGCAGCAATTTTACTAAATAATATGCCTGATGATGCCAATATCCGTTCAACAGTACCAATATAAGGGCTTCCGCGGGATATGTAAAATCTATTCGTGAACCTGTCCTCCTCAAGGATAACTGTTTTGTCATAAGCCCCTATTATCAAGCTTTTCGACGCTCCAACAATCCTGTATCTGGGGCTTGACAGCAAAAACACGCCCAGCGGCCACTCAACCGTCCCTCCCTTTGGCATATGAAGCACAAACCAGGGCCTCAGCTTGTCCGACAAAAAGTCGATCTTCTGGCGCCATTCCGCTGACAGTTCGAAAACAGCGGAGCGCATAACGGCGCGGTTTTCCCCATAACTCACGCGTCCTGATTTGCATTCAACCTCTCCGATCTTCATCTCATTTCTGTTCAACAACTCAAAACGGAACGAAACTTTTCGGGTGCCGCGTTTCATATGCAATTCGTTCATTATTTCATGTTTTGAGTATCCTTTTTTGTTAATTATGCTATTCACCGCCCTCTATCAATTTGTTTCAGTCTCAACAAACACGAAGTTAACGATAACATATCCGGGTTCAGCCGCAACCGACCGAACTTTACCCGAAATAATACCGAACGCCGAACCGAATCTCCTGTCGCATAAACATAAAATTCCGTCGCTTAACGCGAATTCGGTTAACATTTCATAATCCAGCATATTGCACAAATATGACAGAAATAATACCCTGGATTCACAGCTTCCAATTTCTGTAACCGGCCTTTTCCTGCCTATTAACTTAGTCAGCACCTTGTCCCTGGATACCTCAGCCGCTTTCGGTTCCTCACCCGGCGCAAGCATCGTCAGCGCAATTAATTTTTCCGGCCTATCCTTTATAAAAATGATTGTTTCATTGAAATCAACCAAAGCGTCAGCCTTATCCGATTCCGAATATCCATTCCCTTCATTTTCAATAAGCCGCGTAAAATACGTATATTTTATTCCGGGTGATGCCGTGAAATCCGTATAAACACATTCTATAAACCTGTCAAATTGTTTATAATGCTTGTCCAGCATTATTTGTTCAATTTGTATATATTCATCAGTACCTGCATTTGACCTGAATACTTCCAACTTATAGAATTCGGTTTTTAAATCATACATAATTCGGTTAATCAGCTTAATACCGATTCGGTTGTTATCAACAATATTAAGCTTTATATCCGGCACAAATTTACCCGAGACCGAAAACGCCAGCGCAGCCCATCCGGAATATAATCCGTATTCATTTCTTATACGCATTTTAACCGAATAATTACCATCGGGAAACAGAATTTCGGTTTTATAGGTAAAGCTGCCGTCGAAAGCGACATCACCGGTTTCGCTCCAAACATCACCGTTTGCGTTATAAAACATCATTTCCCAGCTCATAGCATTTACAGCCGAAAACGTTACAACCGGGCGGTTTATGCTGCTGACAGCAACGATTACGGGGGTTTGCGGCGTACCAATCACCCAAAAAGCCGCCACATCGCTCCAAGGCCCCAAATCGCCCAACTGCCCCGTAGCGCGTACCTGCCATTCAACCGTACTCTGTCCGGTTATGGATTCGGTTAAAAGGCTTGTAACGCCGTTCGTAATTCGGTTAACCCAATTTCCGCCTGAAATCCTATATCTCACATCAAACCGCGAAGCGCGTAAATCGTACTGTGAGTTATACCTCCATTCAAGCAAAGCTCCCGAAGCGGCTTCCACAGCGACATTCACCGGATACACCAACAGCGGAGCAAGCGGCGGGGTCGATGCCAAAACGAAGCTTGCAATCTCCGAAAACTCCGACGTTCCAAGGTTACTAACCGTTTGCACGCGCCAAGTAACCGAATTTCCGCTGGCAAAAGAACCGGGCGCAAACATATGGCTGTTATTAATATTCGGTAGGTTGAGCTGCTGCCAATTACCCGAATTTACCCTATATTGCAATACACTTCGTTGTTGCTCGTCCCTCGGAGCGCTTGAATTTCGGTTAAATCGCCAACTCAACTGAATTTCCGAATTCGGGTGTCGGTTTACGCCTCCATTCGGTTGCAATGTATCCGGCGTTCTTGGCTCAAAAGTCTGATAACCAACCCGAAGCTCACAAAGCGAATAGTTGCAATGCAAAAACCCATTACTGGTGTTACTTGGGTAAAAGCCTATACTATAAGCGATATTGCTTGGAAAATGCGTAAACAGCTCCGCTTCCCTTACTACATCAATATTAATGTATTGCGCGGAGCCCGTCATGCCCGTGCGCGTAAATTCGGTTGACACTCGGTAATCATTAACCGAATTAAACACAAACCCGCCGACTTCAAGACGCCCTGTACCGTTCAGCAGCGTTTGCGTCTCGAAACGCAGGCGTAGCATCATACTTGTAATTCTCGCGCCGCTTAAATCCGGCTGCTGGAAAATCAATCCGCCCGTATTGAACACGCCGCCCGTATGACCAATCCGCGTGGATTGCCCGCTTACAATGGGTATTATATTATTACTGCTATTAACCAAAAGGCCGTTCACCGGCTTCAAAACCACATCATGCTGAGCTATTTACTCCACTCCCCTTATCACAAGGCTTGTGTGCGCTGGATCCTCATTAGCACTTTCCATCAGCCATTCACGCAACGTCAAAAGCTGGATTTCATCAAATTCTTTAAGTATTTTCAAAACCTCCGCGACCTCCTCCAGCTCATCTAAATAGTATTCTAATCTTGTACATAACGCATATATTTCCTCGTTATTTTTGTACACATTTACCTCCCATTTAATATTCGGATTCTTCGTTACCAAAAAAATAAATCTGAAAAGGCGGTTTCGTTTTATCAAAAAACTCACCCGAATGCGGGATAAACCGAATTTTTATTCCATTTTCGGTTTCTTGCCTAGCGTCGAAGCTTATACCGCCGACATTTACCGCATTCCGCAGCTCTATCGCGATAAGCCCCCCATTGCTCAAATCACCTATCCATACGAGATTCTCAACATATTGATTTAAAAGTATCTTCCGTATGTCCAGCACCGCCATATTCAATTCCTGACTATCTATAACCGAATTCGGTAAGAAGCGTGTTAATATATCCGGCGCAAACTCCGCCAATGTTGCGGAAAGTTCAATATCCCATCCCCGAATCACTGTTGAGTTAACCGAACCAAATAACTCGCCATCCTCCCTATACCTACGAAAGACAGGCTGGGAGCGGAATACAAAGCCGTCCCTTGTCGCGCCTAAGAAATTTTCACCGTCCGACAGCAATTCGTTTATTCTTTCCTTAACATCCGCAACTCTCTTCAGATCCCGCAAATTAAAATCCGAAAAAAGTAGTCCGGCGTTGATTTGCAGCCTTTTATGCGTTTCCTTACTTGTAAATTTCAGCATTTTTTCTCCTTATCCCGATTCGTCCGTATAACAGCTCAAGGTATAGTAAAATATCCGGTCCTTTGACAAGTTATCTGAATTCGGTTCCGCCTCGGTAAATTGTCTTGTCCTACCCAACCGAATATAACCGAATCCATTTGGCAGTTTTATCATTACCCCTTCCGCTGGAAACGCTCGCGTAATCTGCGCAATTAAATCATTAATGATTGTAAAATCCTCCGAAAAGGTATAAATTACGGCCTTTTCACTGCTCTTACCAAATATCTGGCACGACGAAATCGTATATGTAATATAAGGTTTTTTAATGCCTTTAGGCACGTAATTCTGTACAAAAGCCGGAATCCCGAATCCATTCCAAAATTCATGTAATGCATTCGCAGCAGCGCAAAAAACCGAATTTATATTACTCATCACCATCACCGCCTCCCGGCATTTCAGTTTTTATTACTCCGCACATTTGTAGCTTCAAGCCTGATATATCAGGCGTCACGCGCGATTCAGGATTCGTCAGAATCCTGTATGTAGAGCCATCCCCAAGCCTTTTCACAAAATCGTCGAATACCGGAATTTCATAATCCATGCCTCTTTGTATGTACAACGAGTATCTTTCCGCTACATCCACTATTTGACCAACCGAATTTGTTCCATTGCCGCTTACTTCTTTTTCCCTCGACAATGTGATAGCCGCCCGAAATATCGGCCCTTTTTCCCACGATACCCTGATTACGCCGTCAACCGATTTTTCAATAACCCTTGAATATAACCGAAAATCCTCGGTAAAATCTGCTAAAGCCAACCTATCCCTCCTATCTCAAGTGAAGGGGCTTTTTACAGCCCCCTCAGACAATCAAAACACGTGCAACAGCGGATCAGACATCTTCCGGTATCTATTCAGACTTTTGGCAAACTCCGTTTCCCAGCTGCCTCTGCCCTTTTCAACCGTATAACGGTATTCACCGAATTGCTCCGATAATATATTTCCTTTCGGTGATCTCTTACCGAATTCTTCAATTTCGGTTACCAACTCCAAAAAATCTATGGGAATATTCAACCGAAAAGCTGATGTATAAATTCGGTTAACTGTTTTATTGAGCGTAAAATATGATTCTTCATCACTTTTATAATCTTTGTGCAATATGTACACCGAATTTCTATCAACACCTGCAAGGTAAACATAATCACCCGACTGAAAATCTTCCGATAATTTAATCTTTCCGTCCTTCACCACAATTTCACCGTTAACACAGTAACCATCCCAAAACATGTTCCGTACTTCGCGCATAATCGTCAAAAGCATCAATTTGCCTCCTTTTCACTGTTTAAAAAGGTGTTTATTGTATAGTATGCTTAATTTCGATCATACCAATGTTCTTATTCTCATGCACGCGGTTCCAGTTTACGGGATTACGAAGTTCCGCATTTGAAGGTGATTCACCAGAAACAACCGCTCCGGTAAACGCAATTCCAAGCGGATGCATGATTAAGGCTTTACGTGTAATGAGGTAATCTTCGCTCAATAACGCGCTTCTGCTCACTTCAACCGGTGTCATATCCACAGGCGTTCCGTCGCCGCGTCCAATAGCCCCTTCTGCCAGAAGATATGTAGAGAATACTTTCCCCGCTTCGTCATATTGCACAGAATCATCCACAATTACATCATACCCAAGATACTCAGCAATCCTCGCTCCTGTAGACGGCCGCATAAACGTGATCAAATCCTGCTTCTGCAAGCTCGTATACACCGCGCTGTGCATCACAATCGCGTGTAATTGACCGAATACGTCACCGAGTAGCTGCTTTGCGTCAAGCACCATTTCCGCGTTAAGCGCCCCCGGATTAGCCGCGCCGAACACATGCCCGGACATCCCAGGAGACGCGAAAGCCCCTGCCAGTGAGGATACCAGCACTTTCTGCTCATCGCGTACCCAATATTCCGCAACCATTTCCGCAATCGCCGCAAGCGCGCTGTCTCCCGCTATCGCGGACGCCAATTCCCTAATACTCCATGCCGCGGCGCGGAAATTAATTGCCGCCACATCGGCCCGAGCCGTCACAGGCGTTGGGTTTAAGGCTCCCGTCATGCTTAAAACCTCACTGTCAACCGAAATTCGGTTCCAATAAGGCATATTTACGGTACGCCCTCCCCTACTGGCCAAATTCGCCAGAGCCTCTGAATTCACTACCGCTCCCGACCTTATCAAAGGCGATTTTTCCGCCACTTTCTCACGCACATAAGCCGCAAATACCGTGGGTTCAATTATTTCATTGATTTTATTAATGATATATACTCCTCCAATATTTTTATTTAACCGAATTCGGTTAAAGCTTTACACCGGCTCTCAAAGCCATCTCGGTGGCTGAAACGGGATTTTCCCTATAAATCCGGGTTTGCTCATCCAAATTCGGTTTATCCCTGCTCCAGGGATTATTATTCGGTTTTGTAATTGCCGGCCTCAATGCTACTTCGGCCTTTTCAAACATCACATTACCGAAAGCGTACGGATATTCGGTTTTGAGTGATTTTATTTTTTCGGTTAAAAGCTTTTCGGTTACGTTGTAATCATAACCGAATTCTTTATCATCAAAGCACAGCTCTTTTTTCAACAGCTTAATAAAATGCGGATTAGCCCCGCCAGCCTCAAGCGCCTTTGACATTTCTAAATCCCGCCGTTCCAACGTTTCGGCTTCTTCCCTAACCTTATCCATCTCCTCAAATTCCGTTATCCTGTTTGCGGCGGTGGAAAACTCTTCCCTGACGGCTGCGAAATCCTCATTCAACGCACATAACTCGGCAAGCTTCTCCTTGTAGAGTTCCTTACGTACAAATCCATCGGATATCAACTTCGCAATAGCCTGGGAAACCGCTCCCATAGCCGGTTCCTCAACTTCTTTACCCAATATGCTTTTAATGTTTTCAATTACTGCGGATCCCATAGTACCTCCTGTTTTTAAAGTCAACCGAATTTTCGGTTAATCTCAAAATCTCATCGATCCTGGATTCGGGTATCAACGGATTTAGTTCCAATGCGGTACGCTGATCTATATCCGCGCGCATCTTGTAGATATTGCTTATGGTTTCCGCATCGTTAATCAGTGACCTGCGCCTAAACGTTATATTAACGGGCTTTTTGAGATTCAAAAATTTTAAGATCCCGGCGACGAAGCTCTCAGCCTGCCACTCGAACATATCGGCCTTCAAATCCAATTCGGTCATAGCCGCCTTAATCGCGACATTTGTCAGCCCGCCGCCGCTCAGTTCCTCGGTGTCAAGCGTTTGCGTCTCCTTGTACATTTGTCTCTCAAGAAGCCTCAAAGCCTCACTGCGCGCGGCATACGGGACATCGATGGTCTTTATCTGCGCGCCCGAATCCCCATCCGTATAAATCGTCCGGTACTCCTCAATTTCCTCAATCAATTGCCTAAGATTCGCTCCGCCGTAGTTTTGTACGACATAGTAAATATCATTCGCACGATCCAGATTATCCCCAAAATCCGACATTATCCGGTCATACAGATCAATATCGTTCTTTAGCCCGCAACTCAGATAACTCTCCTGATTGTCGTTCCCATATAGGGCAATAACCGGTAAAACCGAATATTGATCCACCGAAATTTCGGTTATTTCATCACCGGATTTTATAACTTTTCGGTAGTATGGCCGTTTCTCAGCCTCCAACCGAATTTCATCATTGTTTATCCGATAAACCGAAATTCCATCTATCTCAAAAACCTCAACAAACATAGGCTTTTTCGCGTCAGCCTGGTAAAACCGCATTCCAATCTTAACTTCTGACGTACGCTCATCGTTTAATCCAAAGAATTCGGTTGCATACATCGGAATAACCGAATCACCGGTCCAGAATCCCCAGCAGCACCCGTCAATCAGCGCATGCCTGCCAATCCGCTGTAATGAAACGTCGAAATCCGCGCCCAGCCTCTCTTTTACGTCAGCGGGCAAACTTGCCCCATTCCCAAGCAAGTACATGCAAAGCTGATTCACGCTTTTGGCAAAAAACCCGCAGCATTTTCGGTTAGCCGGCTTTGTAACCCTTTTATTCGTTTTATTCGAGTCTCCTATAGTCAAAACCTTCGCTCTTTTACTCATAATTTCGGTATTTTTTCGGTTGTAATATGCGCGCGCGATTATCGCGTGTCTAAACATTTCCGAATTTTTATAATCAGTCACCGAATTTTTAATAAAGTTCAGCTTCGCGGTTTCACCTTCGGCGCAAGCTTCAAGCCAGTCCTGGTATGTATTAATAAAATCCCTCCTACTTAAATAATTCTCATAGTTCTAACAAAGTACCTCAAGGCGTCACAGGCATGGTCATTTTCCTTTTTAGGCTTTTCCGTACTCTCATTGCCATCCCATGCATATTGCACAATTTCATTCAGCAGACGTCTACACTTTATGTGTATTTTAACCTGTCCCAAACTTAACGCAGAAGCCGTATTTCTTATACCCGCAATAATCTCATTGTCGGCCCTTTTTACTGCATATTCGCCCTTTTTCCGTATTAATTGTATAAAAGAGGCCGCCGACGGATCAATAATAATACAGTCTATACCGCAATTGTTTCTTTTGGTCAATTTGCATAATTTGTCATAATACTCCTCGTCTGTACACGCCATCCCCGATTCGCGCCCGCTATGATAAAATTCGTCTATCGCAACCCATTTTCCATCTTTACAACCGAATAATAACATAACAGTTGCGTTCTGTATTCCGTAATCAACCGAAATTACATATCGTTCGTACTTTTCATCAATTCGGTCAATAATATTTTCTTTACCGAATTTCGGGTAAACCATGCCATCCGCCGCTGTCCATCTGCCCTCAATATATCTGCCGTAATACACCGTGCCCTCATATTCTTTTTTCAATTCCGCCACAAAGCCGCTGTTAAGATACGGATTGTCATCAATATGAAAATATTGCACAAAAGCAGCCGATTTATCCAAAAAACCTTTCAACCAATGCCCCGGCCCCTCAGGATTACAGGTGCCGTCGAAACGGCTGTATGGCTTATCCAGCCTGGATTTCAGCAATTCAAATACCTCTCTGCCCCACTCCGCGACTTCGTCTCCATACACATATTTAAAGCTTGCCCCACGCAATTTTGCCATCTGTGCGTTCTTTTCAGCGCCAATAACGTACACTGTCTCATTAAACAACTTGCACATATTCCATCCATCAACTTTATGCACCATTTCTTCTCCATAGACTTCCCGCATTGGCGCTAAAATGTTGCGTTCAATGCTCCCCACGGTGACGCCCATAATGCAGGTAAGTCCCGGAAGTCCTGTTCTTATGCGAATCTGTTTAGGAATAACATGCCTGATATCAACAAATGTCTTCCCGCTGCGCGTAGCGCCCACCTTAAAATTCCATCTCTTATCGGCATCCCGTATGTACGAAAGCTGTTTTTCCGTAAGCTTCCCAACCCCATCAATCTGTTTCATTGTGCACTTTTTCCTGTACAATATCACCAAATCCACCGGCATCTGCCGTCAAAGCCGCTGCTTCCTCATCCATTTTAAGAATACCGTCAAGCACTTCAAGCGCTTGATACATTGATTTTTCAGCTCTTTCCCGCTCCAGCCTCTCCAGCAAATACGCCGACATCGGTTTGCTTAATTTTCCAGTAATACCGCCTTTCTCCAAATTTACCTCTTTTTGGTTTTGTAACTTTTCCACTGCCTTTTTAACGCCTATATGCTCCTCCGCAAGCTCAAGCAGCTCCCCGTAATCCCAACCATTTTTTAAACAACATTCCTTCAAAATCGGCAATCCATCGCGGTTTTCCAATATATAATCCTCAATCCGCTTAATAATTTCCCTAATCTTTTTAACTCCCGCTATCTCAAAACACCCGCCAACATATTTTTTATATTTATATCTTAACACAGACCGAATGTATGTTTTTGGGCAAATTTTAACAGCCTTTAAACCCGCTCCCAGTGCAGCATCCAGAAATTCGGGTAACTATAATTTACCCGAATAATCATAAAATTTCTTTGCAGCCGCCGACCTCTCCGTATTAACCTCCTCCCCTATCCTTTCCCAGCTCAAGCCGTTTATCACACGCAAACGCGCTATCAACCGCATTTCCGTGTCCCCAATCTTGCCAATGGCCTTCTCAAGTTTCAGCCTTTCGCGCATAATTTTGTGCATATTCAACAACATCGCTTCTTCCAGCTCCTCCAATAGTATCATATAATCCATATACCGGTCCCTTTTATCCCACTTGCCCCCCGCACAGTTTGACAGCCATGAACCCCAGATATATATAGCTTTCTCGCGTATTTCACGCATCTCGTTCTTTAACCTCCGAGCCTCGTTCAATAACAGCGAAAGCCTCTTCCCGTCATAATCGTGATTATTGTATTTTGCGCTTTTTTTTCCTTTGTTCAATTTGTACACCTCCAAGCCGCGCAATTTTAATTTATTACGTAACCGCAAGGTACTCATTCGCCTTTTCCTCAATAAGCCGGCCAATCTTCTCATAATCATAATCATGACTTTCAAATTGCGGAAATTTGCTGTTCCATGTGCTGACACGCATATTTTTTCCAACACTTATGTACTTTTTGCCATTCTTAACGCCATTTTCCATCCAATCTTTAAGCACTGTGCATATATATGCCAAATTAAACTTGTTGTAATCCATCGAAGTATCTATAGCCAATTTAATTGTTTCCGCGGGAAACACGTCCAGCCATTTAGTCAGCACCACGCACATTCTCTCCCTGGTTACGCAATCAACCGAATTCGGTAACAAGCCATTAATTTCCGCGGCGCGTGAATTCGTTTTCGTTGTCGCCGTCCCGGCCTTCTTCGAAGAAGAAGACGATTTACTTTCATTTACTTTACTTTTCTTTACTTTACTTTGTGTACTTCCGGTACCTTTTTCATCATTTCCGGTACCGGAAATTCGGTTTCCGGCACTGGAAATTGTTTCATAATGCACCTTTTTTTGAATAGATTTCGGAACAATTTTTATGTTGTCAACCGAAATCACTACATATTCCTCAATTAAACATACCAAATCCCTCTTAGCACAAATTCGCAGAAACCGCTCCTGTATGCCCCTTGAGGTTAATATTCCATGCTCCTCATATACACTTTTGTCAAACAGCTCTTTCTCCATGCAGTATTTCACAACTTTCGCAACAAAATCACCTTTACAGCCCCCGCCGATTCTTTCCGCCAAAATAAACGCGTCCTCATCACCGAATTCAAGGTAATACCCTTCTCCCCCATAAATATCACACAACAGCGCCAAATAAACACTTATAGCCTCAAACCCGAATTTATTTTTCAGCAGCATAATTTTTTTATCGCGGAAAATTTTAATATCCAACGGAAAATAATCCGCTCCCGTTTTTAATCCGCGCGCCATTATGCCACCACCATATGATTTCCAATAAAATTCCATATGTAGTTTTCAACACATTCCATACAAACGCTTTCTCCCTCAAAAATATAATACACTTCCTGTGACCCCCCATAAATCAACCTTCCGCATTCACAAACCGTCAGATAAGCCTGCATTTCTTTCTTTTTAACCTCACCAAATTTAATACATTCTGTCAATTCCGGATGCTGCAT